CCTGGCGGATTTTGAGGTTTATGCCTCCCCGGCCTCCGGGATCCATATCGATGACGGTCTTCAGGCCATCAATTCGTTATTAAGTTACGATAATAACCAACCAATCGGATTTAATAATCACTCGAGGCTCATTTTTAGCGATAAATGTGGGAATACCATTTTTTGTTGTATGAATTACCGGGTAGAGGACGGTGGCAAGGGCGTCTGTAAGGACCCGGTTGATTGCCTTCGATATATTGCGGTAGGGAATTATGAATACCTCGAGGATTCATCATTCCGAACCACTGGGGCCGGTAGTTACTGATGCCGGCTATTGCCATAGAGATGACGGAGTGGGATTATAGACTGGCCGACTGTATCGCCAGTCAAAGGGACCAGGTGAATAGGAAAAATAATGTCTTTGACCTCAAGGGTGACAGGAATCCGGCCAATCGGATTGAGGTTAATGGCCTACTCGGTGAAATTTGTTTTGGAAAGTGGGCAAACGCCTACCTGGACCTAACTTGGAAACCGAGGTCCGGAGGTGCTGATTTCATCATAGATGGAAAAACCTATGATGTTAAAAATAACCGCCGGGTAGGTGGAGATATGAATGTAAACTACCGCAAGAAAAACAACCCATGCGATTACTATGTCCTGGTTACCGGCATAATCGAACCGGGCGAGGAAAAGGGCACCATGTACATAGAGGGATTTGTTAGGCCCAGGACGATTTTTAAGGAAGAAAACCGCAAGGACAACCAGGGATCAATTTACTACCAGGTTAAACGCCAATCTATGAGGAGGTTTAAAAAACAATGAAACCGAAAATAACTATGGAGATGGGAGAGAAAATCATCTCTCTGAAGAACCAGGGCAAAACTTGGCCCGAGATTGTAAAGGAATTTGACGCCTCACTTACGACCTTAAAAAGGGCCTATAATAAGTACAAAAAAGAGGTCACATTTCCGAAGTATCAAAATGCAACAATTAGGAAAATGGTTCCAAATCCAAGACTTGTACAAATCACACTTAACGGCAAAACTGAAATTGCCGTCATTAAACCCGGCCTTAACCGTTTCCCCGGTCAGAAGGTAACAGTTGAGGCAATTGACAAAGGAAGATACAGAGTGGTTTGAGTCCAAAAACGACCGGGCAACCAGGATTGATGAAATGCTAAATTATCTTGTTTTGAAGTCGGCCTTTAAATTTGCAGAAAAAGGCGAGTCTCCAAAACCAATGACCCAGGACGAAATTGCAGACTTTTGTGGATGCGACCGCAAAACAATCATCAATGCGGAACGATCCGGCCTGGAGAAACTAAAGTCACAATTGTGGGAATATGAGTTATAATTAAATTTCGTGCATACCGAGGAGGAACAAAAATATACGGATGAACCGGACATCGAGTTTTTACAACACGATTACAATCGTTGTAAGGCTAATCTCGGGTACTATACTGACAAATGTGATGAGTCCAGGGACTTGCGTTTCGGGTACTGGCCAGGAAAGAATTTTAAGACTAACCGCAAAGAGGCCGATGACGCTTTCCCATGGAAAGGGGCATCGGACCAAACCATTGGCCTAGTCGATCAGATAGTCACATCCGATGTGGCTATGTTGAAAAAATCCGTCAAGGTATCAAATTTACAATGCGTGCCAACTGAAGTCGATGACTCAAAACTGGCCCGACTGATCGCCCAGTACATGAGATGGACCATGACCGGTATTACCGAGTTGGACCGGGAGGTTGGGATCCTTTCAAATAACCTTTTAATGTACGGATCCGGTATCCTGGGGACTTACTGGTGTACAAAAGTTGAACGGTACTACCAGGATGTTTCACTTGAGGAAATAGCCCAGGCGTCAACTGATATTTATGAAATGATTGTCAGTGAAGACCCGGAGGCCAACAAAATGGCAAAAGAGGGCCTGGCACAACTTTTCCCAAATCTCAAAAAAACAAAAATTTCTAAAATTCTGAACGGATTTAAGAAGACCGGTATGGCCAAAATTCCTATGGAACGAGTGATTGAAAACCGGCCAACAGTAAGGTCCTATGAGATTGGCCGTGAAATCATATTTGATAGTAATGTTTTGAATGATATCCAGTCGGCCAGGGCCGTCTATTGTGTTCATTACCATACCCCGGAGGCACTTCGTGAGTTGGTCCTTACCCAGGGATATGATAAGAAATTTGTAAACGAACTTATAGAGAAGGCCGGCAAAATGGATGCTAATGCATCGCATAATGAAATGCCTTTTTCTAACCAAAATGACACAAGTGAACAGTATGACGGTTTACTTAAACTTATTACGGTTTACCGTAGGGAAATTGACGATGATAGCGTCCCTTTGATCTCCACCACTACTTTCAGTGAGGAGGTTGAAGGTTACGCAAAACATGAAGTGAACTCCTGGTCTCGAGGTAAATATCCGTTTACATCTTTTTGCCGGGAAACAATAAACCATCGTTTATTAGATTCCAGGGGACTTGCTGAATTGCTTAGACCATACGAACAGGCCATTAAGGTTGAGCAAGACGCACGAATTGACCGTGCTAGTTTATCAACGGTTCCACCAGTAACTTTTACCGTAGGACGAAAACCCGAGCGTATTGGCCCGGGTAGTTTTGTTCCGATCCGCCGGCCAGGGGAAGTCCAGTTTATGGACATTCCTCAATATTCACCGGCGTCCATGGATGTAGAGAACGAACTAAGAAGAACCGCCTACAGAATTGCCGGCCGGCCAACATCCGAAGAGGATGCAGTTGAGGCCAATATTGTCCGGCAAGAGATGATTTCAATGTGGTTAGACTCCTGGAGGTCCGTCTTGAAACAGTTATGGGCACTACAACGGTCTTACGCCGGTCCGGAAGTATATTTTAGGGCCACCGGCCATGAGGAGTCTGTTCAATTGATAATGGACGAAACGGCCGAGGATTATGATTTTGAATTAACATTTGATGCAAATTCCCTGGACCAGGAGAAAACACTTGAAAAACTAAAAGTGGCCGGTGAGGTGATGAGTAGTTTTGACCGGAATGGCCAGGCGAACTTTTCCGAACTCCTTCGAGTCTACCTCGAGGCCCTGGATCCAAATCTATCGGAGAGACTAATTGTGCCGGAGCAACAAGCAACTGACAAGGAACTTGAAGAAACAAGCAGAGATATTGCAAAAATCGCATCCGGCCAGGTTGTTACTGCCCCGGAAAATGCTAACACTCAATTGCGAAAACAAGCAATTCAAGGTTATTTGTCCGGAACAAAGGAAATTCCGGCCACCGATGTTCAACAAAGACTTCAACAAGATGAGCCTTTTAAGAAGAGATTCGAGTCGTATATGGCCAATTTGGAACACCAGGATGCACAACGCCGTAATGCTCTTACTGGCAAGTTGGGGGCACCTCCTGGTAATGCTCCACCTAGCAACGCATAATGCTAACATTTGAACAAGCAATCAAGGCCCTGGAGGACAATCCTAATTTCAAGGTCATCGTTGAGCAGATAAAAGACCAACGAGAGACGCATATTGTCGAATTATCTTCATTTGACAACGCCGGGAATCCCCAGGTTTTGGCCTACCTAGCCGGATCAATTTCTACCTTAGATTTAATCCTAAAGGGCATTGATGACTGCAAGCAGTGACCAGGAGGCCCTCGATCAGATTGAGCATGAGACGGTAAAGTTATGCAATCGATATGACGAAGAAAGCGACCTGGATGATACTTCAATCGTCCAGGCCGTAATAAAAGGTTTAAACCGGTGGATGGATGACGATGTGATTGAGTTTAGTGAGGACTGATTGGCCCGGTTAGTCACAAAAATCAAAATTACTGTTAAAGTTGAATTTGGTAAGACCCACTGTTGGGGATTACAGAAAGAATGCGACTTAAAATGCAGTTATGACAAACGAATCAGACGCCGAGGTAACGAGCGAATCAGTTACAGAAGAAAATCAACCCGAGGGTAACCTTACGGATAACGACCTGGTTAATTTATTTAATCAAGAAAAAGTCCAGGAGGATCCAACGCCGTCCGCTGAATATTCGGAGGAGGCCGAAGATACACCCGATCCAGTTCTTTCACAATCTAATGACGATGAACTCGAAGACATCGAAGAGGAGACCACTGAAGAGGTTCCTAAGTCAGTTCAGAAACTTTTAAAACAAGTTTCAAAATTGACAAAAAGGGCCAAAAGCAGTGAGGAGAAAAATGTTGAACTCCAGGAGCAACTAAAGTCCTTAATGGATAAAACAGTTGAAACCGAGGCCAACACAAATGATCCCGAAGTTTCCAAAGTCAATTCACTCGAGGAACTTGAACAACTCAAAACCGAAGCACAACAAGCCAAAAGATGGGCGATGACCCACCTGGGCAAAGATTATGTAGAGGAAAACGGCAAAGAATACTCGGGCGATGAAATCCGAGCAATCTTTCAAAGGTCCGATGAATTTTTGATGGAACTTATCCCGGAAAGGGAAAAGTTTTTGACAAATAGGACCGAGAGCAAATCAAGGGCCAAAAGTGCGTTTCCATTCTTACAGAAAGAGGATTCCCAAGAGTACGAACTTTATCAGCAGATAAAAAATTCGGACCAATACAAAGTTCTTGAGCAACTTCCAAATGCGGAATTTGTGAGAGGCGTAATTGTTAAGGGAGTTCTTAAAATGAAAGAGGAAGAAATGATTGCAAAAGCAAAACCGACAAAAGCGAAAGCATCACCGCCAATGGGAGAACCAAGCAGTGAGGCCAGTCCGAGAAGAAACCGTTACAAAGATAGTGCCAAAATCCTGGGAAAGGAAAACATCACTTCAGAAAATTTAACAACATTCTTACTTAATTCTTAACTTACATTTATTATGCCATTAGCAACATCATACGGATTAGGCGACCGAGTTTCCGAAAAGGGAGCAAGGGAGTCATTAGACAACACGATTCGCAGAACTGAACCCGAATCTTGCCCATTATTTTCAACACTTAGCCGAGGCCCTAAAGCCCAGGCAATACTTTCCGAGTGGATAGTCGATGACCTAGACGAAGTAAAATTCACTGGTCATGTTGACGGTGCCCCTCTTTCTTTTGCCAACGGTTTTAAAGACAAGACTGAAGGCCGGGTGAGATTTGGAAATCGCATTCAGCAATTCCAAAGAGAATTTGCCGTTTCGCCTCAAGCCGAAGCAGTAAATGTGGCCGGTCCCGATAATTTGTACGCAATGTCAAAATCCAAGGCCCTCTTGGAAATGCGTAGAGATATCGAAGCATGTCTTGGATCCGACCAAGAAAGTCAAGCCGGAGCAAGCAACGCCGGTGACCTCATGGACGCACTTGGAACCTGGACCAACCCGGCCGATACGAGTATTTACGATAGTACTGGAAAATTGGCACACCGTTCAGTTACAAAAAGTCGGTTTAACTTAACTGGCACGACCGGGTCTCCTGGTGACCTTACCGAGGATGCGTTTCGTGAGCAGTTACAAGCGGTTTATGAACTTCACGGATCCGCACCAAGTTACAAACTTTTCGGTGGACCTTCCGTCATAAATAGTTTGGCGGACATGACGAGAGTAAGTTCCAGTGCCAATGCTTTTTCTTACCAACTTACGCAGAATGTCGGTGACGGCGTTTTGAAGTTGCAAGTGCAAGAGTATATCAGCGACTGGGGCCGTGTGTATTTGGTGCCCTCGTTATTTTTAGGACGCTCGTCAGGGGTAGCATTTAACGACACTGCTCGCAATCGTGCTTATCTCTTACCAAGCGACTCCGGGATTAGCCTTCGTTTTCTCGAAGATGTTAAAACTATCGACCTCGATGATGTTGATGGCGGAGGTAAACGAGGACTATGCCGGGCAATGCTGACCCTTTCTTGTGGTTCGGCCGGCAAGCCCCTTGGCTCAATAGTTTAGTTAGTCATGGTAACTGGTTTTTTTGTTTTACCAGTTCCTTTATTGGGGGCCGGAGTCCGGGGAAACACCGGCCCCCAATTTTTTTTATTATGAGTTTAAATATAATTGTAAAAGGCGGACGCAAGAAAATGTCCGATGACGAAATAAACGACTACATGGCCAGGCGAAATCGTGATGATGTTGCCAGGGAAAAGGCATCATACAACGCCAGGGCCAGGGCAATCGCAAAAGAGAACGAATCCCGGAAGGGCGAACAGTCCAAGAATTTTAAACCAGTAGCATCGTATGATGCTCGAACATTTTTCCGCTTTCAGCAAGAAGACCCGAATTTTTGGGATGATAAGTCCAATCGGGATAAATTTTTAAAAGACAATCCCGAGTGTAGGATTCAACCCGACTAATTATGGCCAACTACCCAACTTTACCTTACTCCACATTACAAGACCGTTTTAGGGCCTTAACTGGCCTCGAGTCATTACAGACCACTGATTCCGGTTTTCTTCGTGACCTGGTTAATCGAAGGATTCGGTTGGCCTATGAAAGGTATCCTTGGCCAGTGTTTACAGTAGTAGGCGAGGAAGTTACTTTAACCGGGAACTCAATAGTTACTTATGATGGATCCGGTACCGGTGGAACAAAATTGGCGAATAACGCCAATGTAGTTTTCCGAGTACACCAGGATAATCCTTTGACCAACAGATATCCGGATGAATACACATTCTTACAAGATGTAAGTCCCCTGGGTGATCCGCTTATAAAAATAATATCACCGGACAACCTGGCGACTAAGAAGGCATACATAACTTACCGCAAGGACTTGGAAGGCGTAGTTAATTCAGAGACATCAATAACCACCGGATATTTCGGTGACGAAGGTGGCGACAATAGTGATGTACCATGGATATTTTTTGAATATGCGGTTCACGGAAGTTATGCTGATTTTTTGCGTGGGGACGGGGCAACTCAGAAGGCAGTGCTAGAGGACCAATATGCGGAATCCTTACTTTTGCATGAGATAGATAAAGTAAGCAACCAGGGCCGTCAATTTAGGCATGACATATTACAGTATCGTCCGCCTTCACAATTTAATCGTCACAATGTACAAGTTGGCGGAATGCCAATTGGTGCAAAGACGAATCAGACTTTTGACAATAATGTGCAATAACAGTGCAAACGATACCTTATGGAAACCTTGAAAAACGATTTCAGTCAGTTGCCGGTCTAGCGACCCTTGACGCAACGGATAAGTTTTTCTTTAAGCAATCTCTTAACTCCAGGTTAAGGGATGCCTGGGACCGTGCAGACTGGCCGGAATTAATAGAGTTAAAAACCTTACCTTTAACCAGGGATACGGCAAATGTTCTTTCCACCGGCCAGGTGGATTTTGATGTTTTAGAGGTATGGGACAAACACCCATACGGAGACCAAACGGCCCAAAAGATTCTTTACCAAATAATTGAATCTGATGTTTTAATGAGGCCGACTTTTACCGGATCCGAAATTGTGGTCCTGGCAAAAAAGAAATTTACGGATTACGAGGAAGGTTCCCTGGTTCCAAGTTTCTTAGAAAATTACCTACTTTCAGCAATCCTGGCAGATTTTTTTAAGGGAGACGGCCAGGCGGACCGTGCTATCCGAGAAGAGAACCAGGCCGAGGAATACATGGCCAGGGCCTTCGATAGAGTAGAGAGACTACAACAACAAAACCGGCCGACAATTGGCCAATATTCTACAACAAACCCAACTTTAATATATCAATCAACATGAGCGGACAAGTTAATGTAAAAAACCTAACCGGCCTGAAAGGCGGTATAGTAATTAAACCAGGATCAACTGTTACCGGCAAATGGAATGCAATTCAATTTGTCGAAGATTCAATGATAAATGTCATTCAAACTAACATTGATCAAAGCACATCAAATTTAAACAACCAGGCCGTTCCAGGCGGTTTAGTTTTGTTTGGCGTGACAACTTCACTTTCCCTGGGATCCGGTACGGCCGTAGCATACGACCTTTAAGTGAATGCACTTGCTCTTGGCCTTAGTTTAAGAACCACTGTAGTAAGCATTGCAGAGGAAGGCGATACCGAGTACCTAACAGACGAAAACGGCGTTCTTATTTTAGATGAGAACGGCCTACCGATAGTGGTAGAGCAGACAAATAACGGTTATGTCGGCGAGTCAAGGCGAGTTACAACTCAGTGGTTAAACGGAGGTAGTACCACGGTAGTAGGCGAAACATTAATTATAGAATATATTTCACCATCCAACGGCAAAAGATACACCAGGGGCAACATAGTTCAAGCACTCCAGGATTTTACTTACGGAGGCTATAATTTCACAACCGGTGAAAGTTTCCAGGTCATAGATATCATAAATAACCGTGCAAGAATACAACATCCAAACAACCCCAATAATACACTTTTACTACGAGAGGGTGTGAAGGGAACAAACTGGGACCTGGCAAGCACAACAATATGGTCAAATCATAATCAATACTTAAACAATACGGAGTCATTATAATATGGGAGTAAGAATATCAGAGTTACCCAAAATAAATGAAAGTGACATTACGATTGATGACATTTTCCCGGTTGTAGACAATCCGGATGGCGGAACAAAAGCCACTAAAAGTCTATCAGTTTCAGACCTCTTTGCAGTGGCCCCGGTGAAATCGGTGGCCGGTAAGACGAACGGAGAAATAACACTCTCAAGTGAGGACCTTACGGACGGATCATCTATAGGGATGATTAAAACCGTAAACGGATTTTCGGGCACCAATGTTTCCCTGGGATCCGCAAATTTAACAGACTCCCAGGACATTGCACTTAATTCGGCCATTGGGTCCGTCTCAATATTTAATCAAGCATTTAATAATTCTAAGATATGAGTAGTATATTACAACAAATCGCCAACACCATAGGTGGTGAATTTAAAACCGTTAGGGCCTCACTTTATACCGTACAGACAACTGCCAATAACGCACTTTCTCAAAGTGACGCTTCGAGTACTTACGCCACAAAATCATCTTTAAGTGATTACGCTAAAAGTTCAGTCCTGAACGATTATTCCACGGCCGATACAATTGCCAATACTTATGCTACTCAATTGGCGTTAAGCAGTTATTTAACTACAACGATGGCGTCTAACACCTACGCTACTAAAACAGAACTTGGTCAGATTGATGTGGATAATGTTTCCGCATCAATATTTACGGCAAACAATATATCCGCAACAAAAGTATCAATTGGTAATTTAGCCACAACCGGTAATGCATTAATAGGCAGTGCTATTACTGCACAACATGTCAACGCACTCCAGGCCCTTTCGGCCTTGAGGGCCGAGGTAGGAAACACCGGTGAAAGTACAAACGCACTTACCGTAAACGGAGCCACTGACATAAAGGGGCGTTTAACTTGTGATTCCCTGGAGGTCCAGGGAAGCACTACAATTGTAAACACCCAAACCGTTGAAGTCTCCGACACCTTTATTGAGTTAAATAAAAGTTCAACCGGGACCATCGTTGGCCAGGAATCCGGCATTGAAATAAACCGAGGCAGTACGGCATCCCAAAATGATTTAATTGATTTTGTCGATAATTCATTCTACCCGGATTTTGAGTGGGACGGCACAACTACTTCGGATTATGCAGTTGAAAACGGAGAAGTTGCTTCCGGTGATCCTAAACCAGTTTATGTGAGTAAAGGGAACGGTCACGCAAACACAAATAATTATAAAATCATTTGGTACAGTAATCCTAATGGTAACAATTTTGATGGGACCCTAATGGCAAATCTCCCAACCTGGTTGATGATTGAAGTAGGGGCCGGCATTGACGGTGATTTTTCGGGCGGTAGTGCTGATTTAAGTTCGGGCAGTTCGGCATACAATCCGACAAGTTTTAATTACACACAATCTACGGCCGGCGGTGAAGAAGATAAGGCAAAGGTATATTGGGACAATGTAAACGATTGTTGGCACTTCAAGAAGGGTACGGCAAACGCACAACTCTATACCGGGGCACTCTATTCCGATGCAATTTATGCAAAAAGTGGATCGAGTTACGAACAACTGGTCACATCGAGCAATGCAGTTACTCCAACCGCCCTGGGGAACTTTACTGACTTTCAAACGGCGTTTAACAACGCCCGGACATAATGACTATACTTTCTGACATAGGCACACTCGTTGGCCAAGAACTCAAGGCATTGTCAACGACAACAGTATCGCCAGTTTATACACTGGCGACTATGCCAACCAGTGGCACAAATGGTCAGACTGCCATAATATCAGACGGCGTAGGATCCTCACAAACTCTTGCCTACCTATGGAACGGCGAGTGGTATGCGGTAACAGATAACAATATTTTAGTTCGGCCGAGTGATACCGGATCAACAACAGATAACCAACCAGAATTTACAAATTCAGATATAGGAAGGGAAATTGTTTTTTCAGACTTAACCAATCTGGGTAATTGGAATCTTACAATCGGCACACTTTACACGACAACTCAAGTTAATAACGAAGGCACAAGAATAGGAATAATAGACAATGACGGCACATTTGTATGGTTAGATGATTCAACAAGACCTTTCGGTAGACAGAGAGGAGTGCATTGGAATTTTAATACAGATAACACGGATACCGGATCAACAACAGATAACACGGATACCGGATCAACAACCGATAATACAGACACACTTAACCTTCCGTTTGCAGACTTGCAATTGAATGCCTACACGGTTGACGCAGATAGCACGGTAGGGACCGGGGATACAGTCCGGTTAATGACAACATTTACGACTTTTACTACCGGCATAGTACTTCGAGTTGCGTCAGTTTCTAATTCTGTAATTACAGTTGAAACGCCTGACGGAAATGTTGAAGTCTCAGGCGACCGGGGAACACAATGGGAAAAAGTATTGGTTTCGATACTTCACTCAAATCGTGTAATAACTCAAGAATTGAGGTTTTCGGAACATTATACCGGTACTGCGAATTTTGATGGGTATTATGCCGAGTTCGATAGCGTTGAAAGGTCATGGTATAACAACGGTTATAATGATCAATATTTGATGAGTACTCCGGCATCAACCGCCTACACGATATTAGTAAAAGTCGCAAATAAGAATTGCACAACAAATTTTCCTCCAACTTTTCTCATTCAAACTACTGAAGTAACGCCAGGGGTTTCTCAGGCCGTTAGACAAAGAAGATATATTGGTGGCCAAGATATAATTGTACCGGCCCCAGTGCAGTCCTTTTATGCAAATAGTACCAATAACCCCCAGGGTCTTTTGTTAAATGATGGTGGCGTTACTTTATTCAATGCGTCATCCGATGTATGCGATACCTAATGACTACTTGCGTTTTATTTTTAACGGCATGTTCTTGGAAGAACTTTGCCCCAACTCTCGGGGCCGGGGCCGGGGCCGGCCTGGGTGCAATCGGTGGCATTCCGGGATCAATTGCCGGTGGAACTCTCGGGGCCGGAGCCGGGCAGATAATTAAAGAAATTGACGGCAACGAAAAAGCAAAAGCCACACTCAAGGCACTAAGCGAAAACGATGTTCAAAAATTGGTTCAGTCTCAACTGGATCCACATTTTTCTTTATTCGATGACTTTAAGGAAACCATTCAAAAAATCCTTATGTTGGCCGGTATTGTACTCCTGGGATATCTAACAATACCAATTTGGTTGGCAAAAAAAACCGCAACCCGTTGTGCAAAAACTGAAACAGAAAAGTTAACCAGGGCACCATTTCCAAAATGAAAAATCTAAAACTATTCACCGAATATTACTCAACTCTTAAACTCAAAGGCAAAGTGGCAACCTGGTTATTTATATCAATTTTAATAATAATTTTACTGGAGTTATTCTAATGGACCGTACTGCACTTTTTGGACTTTCCGGATGCCTGGCAACGATATCGTTAGGGCACCTGGATGAACTACTTTCAGCGTCCGTAGGCGTACTGACAATTATCTATATGTGTTACAAGATTTACCTTCTTCATAAAGAGAAAAAATGAGGTATAGGGATTACGGACAACTTGACGATAAACCGGTCCTTGACGGTGATAGTGGATTCGTTGGCATAAACACCGAAAATGACCGTTCATATTTAGGTCAGGGAACCTTATCAAAAGGCGAAAATATACGCCTTGAAAAAGGATGTATTGAGACAAGAAATGGATACAAAAGATTTACTGATAAATCGATAAACACGACTATCGTAGGAAATGATTTTTTAGATGCAATTGCGATTTCCGAGTCAAACGAAAATACCGATTCAGTTTTATGTGCAACAAAGGACTCGGGATATTATTTAAAAAGTGACGGAACTAATTCAACAATATCATATCCACCGACATATGATAATTTAACAAAGGCGTTCTTAATTGATACCAAAGTTTCAACACTTTTATTCTCGGATCCAGGACCAACACTACCGGTAAAGTTAGACTTTATTTTAGGTGACCAGGTATCTAGATTAAACCAGGATAAAGATAAATTTGAACTATATAAACAGGCCGACATAAATAGCATTCAAGATTTAACTTCTGATGGACTGAGTGTGTCGGTTGAAAATCATTTTTTTAATGAAGGCGAGACCGTTGTAATACACGGAACTAATACAACAATTGATCGTGTATTTAAAGTTGAATCATCAACAGATGATACAATCACACTGGTCAAAAATGATAACCAAGTTTTTGTCCCACCAGGATCGGCAACCGGGGGGATAATCTACTCCCTGGATGACGGTTGCCCTTGTGCAGAATTTGCAACATTTACCGGGAACAGATTAATCGTCCCAACCGGCCAGGATGAGTTAAGAATTTCATCTCCTTTAAGTACGACTACTTTTCCAATTTATAACCGTGTAATTATTTCCAGTTCAGAGACTGGAAATATCCAGGCCCTTGAGCCTATGGCAGATGATTCAATGATCATCTTCAAGAACCATTCAATCTATTTAATGACCGGGTTATATGACATGAAGTCAACGGCCGAAGGTGGCCGGTTAGGATTGTCCAGGATAACCAATCAATTAGGTTGCTTATCTAAGAAGTCAATCCAGGTTGTAGGCGATGAAATAATATTTCATTCACCTCAAGGCATCTATGCACTGACGCTCAATGCTCAAGGGGCCGGAGGGATCGGACTATCACCCCAGGCCATTCGGATCGCAGACCAACCATTGTCCACCGGGATTGATAACTTAGTACAAAACGACTCGGCCAATACTGACACCTTTTCATCGTTCTATCTCGGCCGTTATTACTACGGAAATGGTTTGGAATTATATCTTTACAATACCAAACTCAAAGCATGGGAGTCAGTCGATAATATTAAGTACCCACTGGAACTAAATAACAAAACCGTAAACACATTTTTAAACGATCAATTTAAATCCATAACCATCAATTCCGCAGACGGTCTAAAATTGTTAATAATGAGCAAGTCCGCCGGGTTACTTCAGTATGGTTCGGACAATGATATTGATGACGATATTTATCACGAAACCAACTACGGTATAGACTGCCAAATTGAAACCAGGGAATACAAACACAACACCATCGAAAATAAACATTATAGGCGTTCATTAATATCCTGGGAAACCGATGGGTCAAAAATAAATGCACAAGCATTTACTTTTGTCCCGGAACTAATAACGGACCTTATAAAATTTACTGATTCATCGGGTGAAGATGTAGAACAAAATGGCCGGCATCAAACTCGTTCACAACTTCGGGCAAGGGGTGAATCTATGTATATTAAAATAAGCAATTTAACTGATAAGAAAATAAAAATTAAAACCATTGCAATAGAGGCGTCTACTGGATCCAGGACAACGGTTGATAGAAACTAATAAAAAAATGAGCGATTTAATACCAGGAGAAAGTTTTACAAACGGCCAATCAGTCACGGCCGAGTCATTAAATAACCTTGTCGGAAATGCTACAATTGATACCGGCGTCATAGGTAAAATACATTTACAAAATGAGGTTCTAACGGCATCAATTTTTGATCAAGAAGAGATTGCTAATGAGGACACAACTGGCCAGGAAATTCTTTTAGTTTGGTCACCCACTTTAAACAAAATTGCACGGATTAAAAAGTCTGACTTAACCGGGGGTATTGAGGCACTAAATATAACCGATGATGGATACCTAATTTTCCAGGACAATAAAGGTCTAGTTTTAGGCCGTGGAACGGAGCCTCTTGACAACCCACTACAAGGGTTGAGATTGGATGCAGTTGGCTTGACATTTTCCGGCCGTTCGCTACTCCCAAGTCAAGGCGGTTCAGCAAGATTTAGATTCATTGGTGAGTATACTTCAGTTGAGGCCGGAATGGATGATCAATCGGCCACATTAAGTCTCCACGCAAATCGTGGAGGCTCATACAATACTTGGTACCTTCAGTCCAATTACAGTCAAAATGTTTTATCAATAAAACCGGACGCTAACAACGAGGGAGATACATCCGATTTACTTCCACTCGTTCAAGTTAGTGGAGTGGTCCAGGCCGATCAATTTGTGTTAACAGACGGCACTGTTGTCAGTGGAGGAACCGGGAGTGGTTCCGGCACCTCGGCGTTTTCACTAAGTGGGTCCACGCTAACTTTAACTTCTAACGGATCCGGGACGGCCAACTTTGCAGTAAGTGGTTCAACCTTAACCATCACAACGACATGACCGATGTAAATTTAAGTACCATCGATACTGTTACATTCAATAATGTAACAGTTGATAACCTGGTAGTAGATGGCCAACGAACATGGATGAAGAATGCCAACGGTTCTTTTGCAGTCGGTCAAATAGTTTACATTAATGGCCAGGCCCAGGTCATTACTTCGCTAGGAATAGCACCGGCGGAAAATATATCTTATCTTAACGGAGCCGGTGGCACCGCAACGGTAAATTCAGGCGACTCCAGTGTGTCGTTAACCGACCCAGGCGATACCAGTGGTGGCACAACCGGCGATACCAGTGGTGGCACAACCGGTGATACCAGTGGTGGCACAACCGGTGATACCAGTGGTGGCACAACCGGCGACACAACCGGTGATACTACCGGATTCACAAACAGTGATATTGGCAGAACTGTTTATGCAATTACTGATAATACTGCAAGAGGTTTTGTCGCAAATGAAGTTTACACAATCACAAGCGTACCGAATAGCACTACGGCCAGGGTAAATGTAACGAGTGGCAACGGTACTCTTAGAAGTACGCATGAAGGGGCACAGTGGAATTTTGTGTTGCCAAACACAACGAGTTTTAGTGCAAACCAAGTTGTCTATATTAATGGTCTACAGAAAAAGACGATTAAATTCATTAGTGGTTCATTAATTACATTTACTGACAATACTACTTTAGACAATAACGATTTAGGCGGAACAACAATCGACCTGGTAGGAATTAATAATACCGGTTTTGCCAATATTGATGATACTTTGTGGTTGGATGGCGTTCAGCAAAAGACGGTTGAAGATATTATTGATAGAACAATTTACTGGACCGATGGCACCAGTACAAACTTAGACACTGATGACATTTTGGTAACTGTAAACCAACCGCCACCACCTAACAATACCGGATACGAAGTGGGCGACTTACTTCTCGTTAATGGCGAACAAGTAACAATATTTGAAATTGACGGAGACAATATCAAATACATAGTCCAGGGGCCACCATCCAGTACCGTTGTAGTTGACACAACTAACCCCGGTGATGTTGTCCTGGGTGCAAAATACCAGGCATCAAATATCCCATGGAAAGTGAGTGACCAAGTCGTTTTATGGACCGGCATGACTACAGTGGATAACGGCGGTGATAACACTCATGTAATAACAGACATTACTGACACAATTATTACCATAACTTTAGGATCCGGCGTTTATGGTATAACTGCCGGACAATATGCATGGTCACCAATTTCTACAAAGACTTATGATTGGTCAAAAAGTCACGGTTTTAATCAATCAAGCAACGGAGTGAGTGCAATTGTAAAAATTGATTATAGTGCCATGTACCGAAACGACCCAAACACAAACCTAACGGCCGGATATAAGATTGCTGATGGCACTGGGTTCATTGAAGAGCAAGTTGACCGATCCACTCTTTACCACGGTTGGTTGGCCACTTATGTTCTTAATAATAATAGTTTTCTTCGTTACCACGAAACTCCCACTTATCCTGGAAACAATGACTTAGCAATTGATAAGGTTGCCGGGTATCCTGGAAATAGAACAACAAATTTATACGCAGATGAAATCGAACTCACCGCAACCGGCGTAATAGTAAGGCTCAAAACTATTTCCCCAACAAGTCCAGTTTACACTGCTACTATGGCAAATGGAAACTGGTCCTACAATCCTTCGGAGTTTAACGGATAATGGCCGGAATCGCTCAATATGCTCCCATGATTGCATCCGGAGGCCGGGGCCTCACGGATGATCCTCTGAGTACCGGAGCCGAGGAGGCAATGGCCAAGGGGACCGGTGGCCTAACACTCGGATTAATGGCAACCTACCCGGTTGCCGTTAATAATCCTGGGCGATTCGGGAACACTTATAATGATTTGGCCGACACTGCAATCAAAGCCACATCAGCGTTAAACACATTTACATCGTATAAGGACGGCCTTGGCCTTTTAAACCCATACGGAGGCGAAGGTTATAACCAGGCGATTGCAACCACATCGCCAAAGAATCTTCTTAACACAACTTTCGATATTTTAAGTTACATGAATCCGGTCACGGCCTCATTGAACATTGCCAACAAACTCACCCAGGATGACCAGGACGCTCCATTTGGAAACTTGCCAGGAATGAAGCAAGTTGCCCAGGGACTTAATGTGGCCGGCGATTTCCTAGATGACACTTTTATCGGTGAAGGTCTCGAGACCGTCACCGACTTTGTTTATGACAATACAATCGGACCGTTAATGGCCACTGAACCTGGCAAGTTCTTTTATGACCTGGCCAGTTTACCAATGAACGCCGTAAAAGGTACTTACCGGACCGTTAAGGAACTTGGCGAACTGGTAGACCGGACGGTTTTTGGTGGATACCTTCCCGGCCTGGCAAAGGATGATGATCCGCAATCGCAACAGTGGAATAATCCATTTAAACCACTCACTGAAAATTACGCCCAGGTAAAAGATAAAGTTATTGACGCACTTACAACGAGTGACGAAGAGGCATTTACAGAGCAAATTAATGAATGGGCCGAGTCGCAATTTCCTGGGTTTGAGAATGTGACGCCGGAAGATATCCCTGGACTCTTTGACATGTGGAATGAGGGCCTTAAAAACGCCACTCCAACTGACATGTCATTTTACCAGGACAATCCGAGTTACATTCCGGAGGGTGATTATTATAATCCAACCGACAACACACTTAACACTTTACCTGGCGGTGGCCGTTTTGTTTCGGATCCCCAGGACCATTCAGAAACCGGTCTTGGGTATACATATATTCCCGATGGTTACACTTATGACCCGGACATTGGAATCGTTAAAAGCCATGATTCCAATTCAGAGGACTTCATCCCGAAGGACACAAATGATTACCAGGCAATATCTGACGCCGATAAAAAAGTCATGGACGGTGCAATTGCACTAACTGAAGAAAATCAAAAAGTCATGGATCAGATAAACGAAACTGCTAGGCAAAATATTTCAGATAGTGCCAGGACAAACGCAAGCATTGGCAATAGCATTTTTTATCAAAGAGACATTCAACGGCAATTGGATACGGCAATAAGAAACAACTACTACAATAATTACAACCATGTCGACCGATATAATCGAGATTATGGGACTGGGCGTACAAGCATGAATGCTTAACTAACACGATTATGACAACATTAGGAAATTTACCAGGACTCAATTTACAAAGCCCAAATGGCAGTCCATTAATTAAAAAAGTTGAGGAGCAACCTCAAGCCAACCCAACGCCACCGCCAAGTGATATTGATGCCGAAAGGCAAGCAGAGGCCCGAAGTGAGATGGGTACAAAGACGGACGAGGCAATCGCACAAAGCCAGGAAAATGTTCAGGCAATCAGCACGCAATACAATGAGGCCCTCAAGACTGGGGATATAAATAGGGCACAACAATTGCAGACGATGCTTCAAACTGCTCAAACGGATTTGCAAAACAAGATGATGTTACGCAAGGCCGTTGAGGATGAGGATAAGTTTACACTGCAAGACCTGGCACTTCTTACACTTTCGGCCGGTGCCGGAATGAATATATGGAGCGAAGTCGATAAAACTTTAAATGGCGATGATGACGGAGAGGCCACAAAATCATTTACAGAACAGTTCATGGAAAGAACTGATGTGATGACCGACCCAGGACTTCGGCAAGCAATCATCAATGCATCATACGGCGACCAGTCAGCACTTCGTGACCTCGAGAATCTTTCTAGTTTTGGTACAACATTTGGATCCTTGTCAAATGACATGTTTAATGGCCAATACGGCGAATCATTGGAAACGGCCTACCAGGAATTTATTGGAGCAAAAGACGCAAATGGTAATTCAATAAATGCACAAATTGACCGGGACCAATTCCTGGTTGAGTGGGCCAGGCAAAATCCTACTAATCCGATTTCTCAGGAGATTCAACAAAAACTCTCCCGGGTTGGACAACTCGAACGATCATCCAGGGAACTTGGTCAAATCGATAGAAATTTGATCCAAGAAGGTTTCCAGGACGCATCAAACTTTTACAAGCCAACCTCAATGGGAGGCATGGGATTCACTCCGGATCAATTTCGATCACCTGAACAGACGGCCATGGTTAACGAGGCTATGGGCCTCGTTAATGATCCGAGTCAACAGTTACTTGAGCAAAGACTTACTGACCGAGTAAACTCAAATGGAAGACTTGACCAGGCGACACTAAGGACTATTACTGATGACGCCCTGGGATCCACCGGTTACTTTGCGGACCAACCGTATTTAAAGGGAGGAGGGGCATCCCAGGCCATACTTAACACCGGCATGGAAATGGACCGAAGAATGTCCAGGGATGAAAACTCATTGTTTTCCTTACTCCAGGGCCAACGGCAATATATTCCATCGGCCACGAATATTGTTACGCAAAACACGGTGGATCCAATTAAGGCACTGGGCCTTAGTGGATCCAACACTAACACCGCCAACAATATGTATCAGACCAACCCGGTCCAGGGTTTGAACTTTAATCCTGGTGCAATTCCATATCAGTCCCAGGGAAGCACCCCAACCCAAACCGCCGGTGATAGTTTAACATCAATTGGTAACGATTTGCTAACCATCAGTAATAACAACAAACAGTCCGGCAATCAACAATCGGACATGTTTGCTTACCTTACTGGAAAATAAAAAAATCGGAGAATAATTATGTCTTATTTTAATACAAATTTTAGTGCCGGGACAATTGGCGGAGGTGTAAACGAATTAGCACTCGAGCAATTTAGCGAGAGAGCAAAAGACGCCGAGAAACAGAGGACTGACAACGCCATGAAAATGGCAAAAGAACAAGCCAGGCTCGAGTCTATGGCAGTAGGGTTTGGATTAAAACCGGGTGAGGCCAAAAGTATGTCATCGGTTGACCTGGATAAATTTGTATACAGTCAGATGCAAGCCCAGGTGAAACAGAAAGAGGCCAAGGCACAACAGATGGAAATGTCAAAATTCCTCCAGGACAAACAGTACCAGGAGGCACAAATGGCAAACTTTACTGCAAGCCAAGCAAATGCCCAGGCAAACCAGGAAATTGCAAAACGCAACTCGATGATTAACCAGGGCAACATGTTGGCCAACCGGGCAAAAATGAACCAGGAATTAAAGGCCGGAGAAAATTTTAGAAATTCGATAATTGAAACGGCAACAAAGGATCCTGGTTTTGCGGATAAGAATAAACTACTCGTTGAATCAGCAAAGGGCGGTGCGAGTCCGGAAGTTTTACAGAAAATGTTAAACCAGGGAATGGATGCCTATCAGACCCAAAGACTTGGTTTGGCAAAACAAGAGGGTGACCGGAGTAAGACAACATTTGATCAACAACAACAAGCCAAAACGATAGACTTTAATTTTACAACACCTGGCCCCAAGGGTGGAATGATACAAGAACTTAATGTCAGTGGAACATTTGCCAGTGAGACTGGGGCAAAACAATTCCGGGCAGAAATGCGAGATAGTCAGAAATCACTTACCTCATTGCAAAGACTCATCAACATATCAGACGACTTAAAGAAGGAATATCCTAACTTTATAAAACGAGGATGGGCACAAATAACAGACGAGAGTTTTAGGACTAGAGCAAAAATTGCAAAAACAATCGTCAACGAACTAATGGGATCCTCGAGGACCGAAATTTTAGGCGGTGGCGTATTGTCTGACCAGGACCGGGCACTTTTGCTAGACATGTTTGTGAACCCAGGCGACACGATACAATGGGCAGACTATGGCCAGGTATTGAGAGAAATGATTGGACGATCCAGGGCCTCCCTTGCCAAGAATTTAGAGTTATATCCGAACATAACTGCCACATATCCGAATGCCAACCAGGCGAATAACACCCAGGCCCCAGGTTCGCCACCAACGGCGAACCCATTAAATCCAGGGACGGCCCAAGGCCCGGCCCCTGGAGTACCGCAAGGATACATTCCAACCACAATGTCAAACGGCCAAGTTATGTACATGGCACCAGGTGGAGGCGTTAAGGTAACCGGGCCGGACTCAAATTCTACTCAATAAATGAATAAATATACAATTGAATCCGGTCCTCTTGATTTTAAAGAGGAGGTTTATCTTAGTGAACCGCCAACAAGCGAAACCATCTATGAGCATTTAAAGACCAGGGTCCCCCAGGATCAAATGTTAGGCTTGTACTCCGATGATGCCCCGGAGGAAAACAAGGCAGTCGTAAGAGACGCCTTACGGAACGGATACTTTGAACACGATGTTGACTTTTGGGATACGGCAAAAACGGTCCTCAAGGAATTTGGCAAAGGTGCATGGGACGCAATGTCAGGCAAGGGGCAGAGACAACAAGACAACCTTTTTAAGTTACTTCAACAATCACCAGGTTCTTACACTAAGTTTAAAAAACCGGACAATTTGGTCACTGATGTTGGTAATGTGATAAATAACCAACTCGGTACCTTTAACCAATATACACACGGCCCGGCAGATACTTCTAAATTAGAAAAAGATTTCCCGGATGATGTTTTATCCAGGGCCGACAGGATGGCCCTGGAGTTAGTCGGAAGGGCCAGGGACGATGGGTTTAATGTAAACGACACTTACGCCGAATTGCGTAACGAATTCCAGGTTCCCATGAATAAAAACCTGGACGCTATTATTGCGTCCAAGGCATACAAGTATGGGACCAATAAAAATAATGCAGACCTTTACCAGGCCAGTGCCGAGGCTTTTGTTGGTTATAAGATGATTGGTGACTTCGGCGTCAAGGCAATGAAATCCCCCGGCCTACTGATTCCATCGTACTTTCAGAACTGGAATGATCACTCTGACGCTCAACTTGATACTCAAATTGAGTACATGCAAGCCCAGGCAAAATCTATAAATGCAATAGAGGGCGGTGCCCAAACGATTGCGGAATTTGTTGGGGACATTGAGACATATAACGACCTGGCAATGGACCGGATCGAACCGGATCGGGCCAAAGCAATGGCCATGTCCATGGTATTACAACCGGATGTTTATGTAACCGGTGGCGTCACGGCCAGTGTGATGCGAGGTAAGGATATTATAAGGCGAGGATCCGTTCGGGTACTCCAGGAAGAATTAAAAAAGGCTCATCAGTTAAAGACTACTGCAACACTTTTGACGGCCGACCTGGCCAAGGATACACTCGGTAGAATTACCGGAGACCTCGGCGAGGCAAAAGTAAAAAGCATTCAAACAAAACTGGGCAAGCAAATCGCCCAGGCCGACAAAGATATTTTGGCGATAACTGAAAAGTTAGCGACTAAATTAAGGCCACCAAAACCGGCCGGATTATCGCAGACCATTGTTGGTAAGACCGTAGAAAAATTAGGAGCATCGGCCGAGTGGGCCGGCCGGGGAATGGAGTTCCTTAAATCATTACCCAGGGAAACGGCGATTAATTTTTTGATGAAGGGTGGCTATGCCACTACTCGAGAAGGTGCCGGATTGGCCCTCGATACCGCCGTTAAAGGCGGATCGATACTTACCATAGGTGCCCTTGGTTACAACGAAAATTACACAACAATGGGGTCCGGCGTTGCATTGATGCTCGGCCCCAGGTTCCTCGAGCAAGTCGGTAGAACCGCAAAGGTATTTGGAAGGCAGTCCCTGGAGATGCAACGAACGATGCCATACTGGAAATCACTTGGAGCATCTCCGGCAGACAATCCTACTTATGCCGGCTCATTGTTTGACAACGAGGCGTTTAATTACAGTTTCCTCGATACCTATAAAATTTTAAACCAGGCCAGGCAAGTTCCCAAGAACAATGTTCCTGGACTTGGACGATTCATTGCAAAGGGCATGGAATATGTCCCAGGCAATTCAATTATGAACCGTGGCATCCATGCCACCGTTGAGGGCCTATCATTGCCAATGGCCATAGGCTATGCAACCGGTGGCCCGGAAGGCATGGCCGGAGGCTTTGCAATTGGTGGCCCTATCATTGGGGTTGCCGGGGTTGGTGGCCAACTTATGAGGTTCAAGGACGCCGGGCAATTGAAGCAAAGGCAAATGGGTGACCTCCTGGCATATGAGAAAAGTTTAAGTCCGGCCCAACTAAAAGGATTTAGGAGATTGCTCCCCGAAGAAAAAACGGCAATTGCCGAGGCCAGTACTTACTTCCCGGACATGCAACTTAAATTCATCAATGATGATAAGGTCACTCCCGGGATGCAATATGTTGACCCGGAGGGGAACGGCGTTGTGCAAATCAATATGGCCAAAGTTCGCAAAGAAGGCGGTTCTGTTTTGGGCCAAATCTTAGCACATGAAATCGGTCATCATGTGAAGTCGCATGGACTTCACTACAATGTCCGGGAAATTCTTTTCGGCGATGTTCGCAAGAATAGACCTGGATGGTTTACGGAAAGGGACGAGAATCAGAAACCCATAATGGTTAAAGACAAATATGGGCATGACCAGTATAAAACGAATGCACATTTCCAGGCCATCAAGGATGAGTATGTGGCCAAGTTAAAAAAATCCAATGTGGATCCGGGGACACTTCGTAATTACCAGGAGATTCCCGAGATGATAGGGGACGAATACTTTGCCGAGATGATGGCACACCGTATTCTTACTGGTAAGACCAGGAAGACGGCAATGAGTGGCCCCTACGCCAATAAAATGGCATCAATCGTTGATGGTGCCCTGGTGAACCTGGGTGATAAACTTTTAACACCTAAATTTTTCAGACAAGCCAACCACTCTATAGGTAACGCCGTCACAATAGACGGATCGAAAATGATTTTTACAAATAAAAGTAAGGACTCATTAAGATTCAACAAAGAGGTGGATCGTCTAATTGGTGAATACGAACGCCGGACAATTGGCAAAAGTTCGGAGGCAATAAAAAAGAACGAGGGTGATTTGTCTATGCTCCAGGACACAAACCCGAATGATTTTGAGGTTGGCCCGAAGGACTACGGTAATCTTGACGCCATAGAACATTTCAATAACGGGGGTATTTTTAAAACTAATCCGGATGGCACCCTAGCAACTGATATGCTCGGCAAGGTTCAATTGAAAATGCCAAAAGAGCAGAACGCAGAAAATGCACAATTGGCAAATGATGTAATTACTTTAATTCAAAAATACTCTGACTCGGCAGAGGACGGCCACATTACATTGTATGAGACTAAGGACGGATCCCTAAGAGGATCCGGCCGGTTCCTGGACGAAAGAATCATAAACGAACTGACCGACTCTTTCAATCCGGTGCAGTTGGATATATTGAGAAGAGCATCCAGGTCCGGGATGAGACAACAACCAGGAATCTTCAATAACGAGAGCATTAATCCGGAGTATATCTATGATACTTTCGGTAACCGAACGAAGAACCCAAACTACAACCCCGATATGGCCGGCCAGGACTTTGACGGTCCTCCGAGTAATCGTTTTCTAATGATGTATTACAAAGCCATGGGCGGTGGAAGACTCGGGGCCAGTGGAAGAAAATACAAGACGGTTAAAGGTGAGATGAGGGATACCCTGGTCTACGGAATCACGGTGACCAAGGATAAAAATATCATAGTCGATACATTCTCCCAGGAGCAAATCACCAAGAATGTACAACATTTATTAAGCACCAAGGGCCGACTTGAAAATGCAAAAAATGCATTTGGAATCGACAACCCGGTTGAGTTGGCCAAGAGGATTCAAAACGATTTGATTGAGTTCACAAAAGAACACAAGAATAATGTCTTAACCGGTGGCAAGGATTCAAAGTTTACACCGGAGCAAAAGCAGATTTTAAACGCCAGTTTTGGTGCGTTAAACAAGAGGCAAATAGAACTTAACCCACTGCTTGCCGGCCTGGGTGAGAAGAAGTCTCAACGCATGGCCGTCACCAGGTCCAGGAGACTGGACCGAATTGCAAGCATGGATGAGTTTGGCGAAGGGATGCACACGGATCCCAGGGCGATACAGAACTACCAAATGCCTATGCCTAAACAACCGATGCCGGATAATACCAGGATGATGCCGGACTCTACAGATTTGTACAAGCAAGCACAAGCGGACATGGCAAAACGCTCTAAAGAAATCCACCAACTTTCTTTAAGCGATTTAAAGGATGCTTTTGGTAGGGCTAATAAAGGAGATTATGACGGCCTCGAGGTGCAACAGAATTATTATCTTTCGTTATCTGAGGCCACAAAATTAAAACCTCACGAAAAAGCAAAAGACCGTAATTTTTACGACATAGAAAAAGGGCATGAAAAAATAATTTCGGATGCCATGGAGCAAGGTAAAGAAGTTTCCTACGAGGCCGTAAAGCATTCACCGGAACTAACCATTCGATGGATGGCGTCCGAGCAAAGGGCCGGAAGGGAACCTATGATGATGCCGGATCCAGGAGACGGCATAAATGGAATCATAAACCGAGAACTGGCAAAGGAAAAAAATTCACAATCGCCCGATTACCATGGCGTTCACCGGGCACCTGGATTCGATCCGGAAGCAAGTGGTAATACACTAGACAATTTAAACGGTTCGTTCCCGGATATCTACGGCCCCGAGGGCCTTAGATATTACGGCAATGATATAGATAACCCAAGGGTTGACCAGGAGGCCATATCAGTCATTAAGAAGATGCAAGGTGATCCAGACGGCGAGGTAATGGTTTACCGGGCCGTACCGGAGTTTGTGGATGAAATTAATCCAGGCGACTGGGTTGCGATTACTGAAGAGTACGCCAGGGACCATGGTGATAGATATATCCAGGGGCAGACTCGAGTTTTAAGTAAGTCAATAAAGGCAAAAGAATTATATTCTGAAGGAAATTCCATTCAGGAGTTTGGTTGGGACCCAGGTACTCACCAGGAACCTGGGGCCATGTTAATGCCGGATCCGTCAATGCGTAGGGCCATGAAGCAAGGACGCCAGTTAAGCGAGTTGCAGAACCAGGACCAGGCTATTGCAAAACGAGCAAGAAAAGAATGGGAAACCATGGGCCAGGATTCACCGTACTTCCAAAAATTTATTGCAGATGAAGAGGAGTACGGTTCACCGGCGTTTGCTACAAAATCCGGTGACAAGTGGAAGGCGGATGAACTTTACCATGTCGGACCGATTGGGGCAGATGCCATGACATATGACGGTACACTTGAGGGGATCGGAACCAGGGGAGATATGGAAATCAGAAATCAATCCCAGTGGTCAGCATACCCCGGCCATGTATATTTTAAAAATAGAAAAACGGCATTAAGTGAACAGAAAATTTTAGACGCAAAACAAAAACCATTGACCGTTGCAGTTAATGCAAAAACACCGTTCAGATTAGGCAATCAGAGTGACCTGGACGCCATTGGTAAACCAATGGAACAAATCACCGTTGAGGACCTGGTTGAGGCCGGATTCGATGCATACGAGACCAATGATATCGTCCAGGTTTTTGATACAAATAAAGTTAAACTTATCAGTGACCAAAATAAGGAAAGAAAGTTTATAAGTAAGGACCGGGCGTTTGGAAAAGTCTCCGGACTTTTTGGACAAGAGTTGCCAAGCAAACGAATGTCATCAGTGACCGGTCAGCAAGGTAGTGACATTAGATTTATGCCGGATCCTGGTGACAATAAACCATTTCAAATGGCCCCCGGCCCACTCGGATTAAATTATTATCACAATGACAAAGTGATTTTGTTTGGGCCAATGCATGAAGGAATGGCACCTCATCGGAGCAAGGATCCTATTAGCCGGGCAAAGTTCCAAATCTTCGACATGGAAAATTATAAGAAGATGAATGCCCAGGGTAAAACGGTAACAGATTCAGACGGTTATGTGGTGGCCTCATTAACTGACGAAGGCCATTTCGATTCCCTTATTGATATTAGAATCAATAAAGGGACGCAAAAGAAGGGCCTGGGCACTTCTGTAGTTCACTCCATGCTTAACCATGCGTTAGATAATGAATTACGGATTAAGGATATCCAGGGATCAGCAAAAAAGTTTTGGCAAAAGATAGGATCCGAGGACTTCAAGCCTTTCCTGGAGTCCGGGTACAAGACCAGGACCGAGGCCATAATGAAACTCGAGGGCCGAAAATTTCAGTCAATCTTCCCGGAGCAAAACAAAGGGATGATGATGCCGGATCAAATGGAAATGAGTTTGACGCCCGAAGAAAACATTAGGTCAACTGAAGAAATCTTTGAGTTAGTTGATTTTGACATGCGAGAAAAGAATGACGGCATGGGGGATCCAATTCTCGATACTTTGTATGACAAATTGCCCGAGAAATTCCAAAAGAAACAATTTGAAAACATGATGGAGAAGGGTGGCCTGGCCAGGTATGCCAAGCATACTAAAATTGCGGACCGTTTGTTTGATAATAAAGACAAGGCCACGAAAGCGGATTTACTCCAGGCCATTTCAAATCATGGCCCTAAAATATCAAAGCATGACCAGGGCCAAAGATATAAGGAATTCTTTCCATCCGCAAATGATGGTGATATGCCGAAACTGGAATATCACTATGAGGCTTTTTCGGATGATACCTGGAGAGGCGAAAAATGGAATAGCGATCATTCAAATGTGGAAAATGTTGTTTGGCATGAAAGGTCCGAAAGAGGCCATACTTACATTCGGGATAAAGATGGAAACATGGAAATATCCAACGAATATATTTTAGGCGAGTTACAAAGTGACGCTCATCAAAATGCCAGGAAACCTATCAATCCGAAAGAGAATTTTGACCCAGTCACAAATCCTAAACGAGGGTACAAGTCTGAAGTGAAAATTGATCAGAAAAAAATTGAAGATTTAGACTACCTTTATCAATTGAAAGAGGAGGATACTGTTACTCAACTTGGAGAGTTAAACGACCTGGTTGCGGAAAAACTGCAATATGGAATAGACAAAGCATATGAGAGGATGACTTTTGATGGTCAATTTACTCAAAACGATGGCACTCCACTGCCACCGAAACCGGTAGTCCACCAAAATAGTCCGGGAGCAAAACCGGTTATCGGCCCGGCGGATATAGTCAACATGACTCCAGGAACAAAAGCCCGGCATCCGCAAGTAGGAACGGCCGTACCGATGGGTAATCAAATTAATACATTTGACCTCAACCATGGAGCATACGCCACAACAATGGACCGGGCATTTATGAGGGCAATGGGCAAGAGTTACGGCAATGGTTATGCTGATGGATTTTTACCGAGTACGCATATATTTGATAATGCCTCTGAGCAAACATGGTCTAAATTTAGAGATAAATTTGAAGGTTTACAGAGTACCATCAAGACGAAAGAAATGGTTTTGCAACAAGTAAAGGACGCCAAAGAGGTAGGTAAATACGCTACTGGAATTGAGTCTTACAAGAATTGGGTTGAACCGGGGATCAAGAGAAGCATTCACAACGCCGTAAGAGACGGACATGAGCGTTACAGTATCCTCATGGGTGAAGACATTCACAAGGCCATGAAACCGTCAGAACACATAGACGGCATCGAGTACACAACCTTTGTTGATGACAAAGGTAAAACTCGATACAACATGATAGGTTATAAAAAGCGAGTGGCCGGCCGTGGAATGATGAAGGCCAAGGGCGTCAGAAATAATGAATTTTTTAAAGAGCATTTTTTGATGACCCCGGTTAGAGACAACGATGTAACTCTGACACTTAACGACATATTCGTCAGGACTGGTTCCGGTGAAGATGTTATTATATCGCCTCGGGCCGGGGTTGATACAGAAACCCGGAGGGCCGGATTCAACACATTACGAGCAATGGACCCGGATACACTTGAGCCACTTGGCAACCTGGAGGATTTTATGTCCGGGAAAGTCAATGAACTCAAAGGCGGAGAGGTCATCGTAAAAGATGAGAAAGTAAACAAGCAGAACTTGACTGAAGATGAGTTCGCTATGTTAATTGACGGCCGTAATTATAAGAAATTTGTCAAGGATGGAGGGGCCAAAAATATTGGCCCGGACAAATTTGAAATAGAGGCCACCGGCCTGGATACAGACGCTCAACCGATGCGTCAGTTTTACGACAACGAACTCGTTAAACGAGTTAACAAAGTCGGAAAAAAGTTTGGCCTGGAACCAATGAAGGTAGTTGAGGCAGATATAACACCGGCCAGGATAGTTGTAGATGCCAGGTTTAAAGTGAACATGGTAGAAAATACCGAGAAAATGATGAATGAAACATTTAATACCCTGGTCAGAGGAAAACTATTTAAGGAAAGTGAAAGGGCCGAATGGGTGGGCAATGCAATGAAAGATGAAATGTCTAAGAAAACTAAAGAAACCCAGACATACGATGCAATTGTAAAACAATTCGAGTCCCAGGCATTTAAGGACGCCGGGTTTAAAATTAAACATAAACCCACAACAAGAGATGATATCGTCCGCCAAATTGAAATTGAAATACCGATAACAAAGGAGGCCTACGCTAATAACGATTATAGTTCTTTTTGGGAGACTTATGCAGATGTTGCCGGAAAAGATACTGTTTTTTCTGATCATCACATGAATGTCCAAGGGAATGGAATACGCTCATTTATTTATAACCAAAAAGTTCATTCATTGCCAAGAAAGACAATGGACCTTTTCCCGGCTAAAGTTGGCCAGGATCCGAAGGTTCGGGCCGACTGGCGAAACACCGTAGAAGGCGTAAAGCATTTTCAAAAAATGCAAAATGAATTACGAATGTTTATGCCGGACGATCCGGATGCACCATTGCTAGGCGTAGACGATTCTCATCCACTCTTGCAGTTACTCGAGCAATCAAACGCCAGGCATTCCGAGGCCGTACCGGTAACCCAGGCAGTCGATAAGAAATCCGGCAAGCCAAAATGGAAAGAGGTCCTGGACGATGATGACAACCCGGTCCTGGATGCAGACGGTAATCCTAAGATGAATCCGGAATATGAGGTAGTGGATTATGATTTGCAAAACTCTCCGGTAGTGCAAAGTTACGCCGGGCAGAAATCATCTAAAATTCAGTACGACATTGATGGCATGGATGTGGTCCTAAGTGGACCACAAAAAGCAAGGGTTCGAGAGATTATGGAGTCCGGTGCCCTGGATGAAACGGCCAACCGTGTTGAGCAAGAAATAACTACCTGGATGGAGGATCCGGCCATCAAGGCCGGAGACGGTTGGTATTCTCGCATGAGAAAAAAATTGGCAACCGCACTCGGTACTGACCATGAAATATTTTCACAACTCCTCGGAGCCACCTCGGCCCGGACTCCGGTGGAAACGAATTTTATACAAGCCAGGGAGGCACTGACACTCTATAAAAACGGTAGTTACGATAATCTTATAAAGACTTACATGGAAGGTTATAACCATTTTAAAAATGGTTCTATTGCCGAGTTCATGGTGAAGAAAAAAATGGCAACCCGGGCCGAGACCATGACGCCCAGGCGTAAGTTAAAAAACGGTACTGTTCGGGAAGCAACTTACCGCAACTCTGATCAACTTAACAGACAACTATTAACCAGGTATGTTAAGGGGTTGGATCACAATGGTAAGCAAGTAAGAAAACTTTTAATTCCACTCCGAGCAAACGGAAAAAAATACAATGCCAACTCCGGCCAGGTTATGCGAGTAATCGCCGGGAACTGGTTAACTATGTCCGAGAGTCCCAAGACTCCGAACTTTGCCGGCAACCTTACCGGCCGGACACTCCAGGCCACAATTGATGTGTGGGCCGGTAGAATGTTACGCCGTAAAATGTTTGAAGGTGAAAAGCAATGGCGGATCCAACCGGCCTCGGAAGGACCGGTTGGTAATGTAGACTTTGCCCTGGGCCAAATCGTATTTGCTGAAGTGGCAAAACGAATGGGAAAGAATCCGGATGACCTCCAGGCGGTGGCCTGGTTCGGTGAAAAAGATTTATATGGCAAGAGCAATTGGACCAGTGATGACGGTGCCTTTAAGTCTTCATTTGATGAACCTATGGATATATTTTTCCCGGACGGCCAGGAACCGAGAAAACTAAAAGACGGCGTCAAAATAATTGACTATCACCGGGCGGACCGTAGCATGAAGAAATGGAATGCTACCATAAAGGATCCATCACGATTTCTAAAAAAGGATGGAACGCAATACACAAAAACGGAGGCAATAGATAAATTTAATGAAAGCAAAAAAGAATACAAACGACTCGGAAAATCCGTCCCAGTCCAAAGATATCTTAATACCAAAAAATGAGGACGAGGCGAATGATGCTATGGCATTTTCATCGGCAATGCAGAAGGGCCTCGAATCACCCGAGGGTGATTTCGATAAGGTGACTCAATCAATATTTGATGAGATTGATTTTGAAGATACTGAAAAGAATTAATTTTTTAGTATTGTGTAGATAAAATTAACCTTCGGGCTTAATTTCTTTTTAGGCAGTTCATTTGCCTTTGCAATTTCGTTGAGTGACTCAAGGCATATAGCATTTGCCTGGCTTAGAGAAATCCCCAACTCATTGCTGACTTTCTCCAGGATCGCATAAGCATCCGGATTAAAAGTCATTGACAATCGTTTTATTTTCATTTTTTTGTTGTGATGCAATGTGGTGCAGTGTGATGTAATTTACATAAAACCATTAATTTTATTGCATGGTGGTGTAATGTGGTGAATAAGAGATGGACCCGGATGGAAAATAACAAAAAAAAGAAAAACAAAGATAAATTAACGAACCGAATTACGGTGAGTCTCACTAAATCTGAGTACACAAAATTGTACAAGATGAGCGTAGACCTTGATCGTAGCATCGGATGGATAATTAGAAAGGCGATACATGGAAGTTTTAAGTCCTAGGGAGGTGGCACAAATGTTTAACATCACTTGCCGAACGGTAAGGCGGTGGGAAAAGAAATTTCATTGGAAGCGTTATCAAGTAAACACTCGAGTGGTTTATTATGACCGCAAAAACATATTGTCAACAATTTTTAATGCAATTTAGAAAAGTAGTATTTGGTATTGATCCCGGTAGTTCGGGCGGTTATGCGGTTGCGGTCAACGGTGAAATTGTTGGTGCATGGAAATGCACCAACAATCACCTGGCCGATTTCATTGAACATTTTAATGAGTATAACGATGATGACCGTACCATGGCATTGGAGTGGGTTCCCAAATTTGTGGGTAAACTTATACCGTCATCAGCATCATTTACCCTGGGTAAAAGTTGTGGACTATTTGAGGGCATAGCCCGAGGCCAGTCGGTACCGGTTGCCCCGATCCCTCCGAAGACCTGGCAACGGCCGATACCAGGTATTGCAAAACTAAAAGGGCCGGAAAGAAAAAGAGGACTCCGAGACTATGCATGTCTTAGGTTCCCGGGCCTTAAACCGACACTGGCGACATGTGACGCCATCCTAATTTTAGATTACTTTTTACAAAATAATAACCAATAAATACATGGCTATATTACAAGCATCCACGCCGTCCGGTTCTGACTTCAGACTGTTGCGGTTTATTATTAACGCCGTTGCTCCCAAGGGTAACTTCATCGGAAGATTAGTAGATATTCTTGAGGTTGCAGACTTCGAGGAAGAGAACCGTCAAATGCCTGGAACTATGATCAAAAAAGATAAAATTGCTTTTTTGTTTGCAGTACAAAAAGACGATAAGATTTCTTTCGTTCAGTCCTGGGATATGAATATAACCGGTGGCGAAAAATCCAACCTGGTTAAATTCTTAACCAACATGCTCGGTGAAAAACCTGGTCCTGGTTTTGACACATCCTCATTGCTCGGAAAAGTTTTCAACATCACGGTCAATACTAAGACTAGTCAGAAGGGACTTGAGTACGCATATCTTCACTCCATCGCCCCAGTGTTTGACGATGATGCCGAAACAAAAATTCCGGCAATTGAAAAAATTACTTTAGACGGTGATCGCCGTCATCCACTTCCGGCGTCCACTCAAAAGGATCCATTCTGATGGGACACTGGTATAGCCGGGACGGAGTGTTGTTCAATACAACACTCCGAACCGCCAGGAAGGATAAACTATTCGCCTCGGTAACCGAGCAACAGAAGATTGAAGGATCCCCTGGATTAGAACAATGGAAACAAAACGAATTACTTAAACTTAGTTATGAATTTCCCGCAATTGCCCAAGAGGACTGCCCAAGTTTCATCAGACGCCTCCGGGGCCAAGACTGGGACCGTGCTAAAGGTACTATGGAATTGGGTACTCGGATCCATGATGCTCTTCAAACTTGCTTGGAGAAAAGTGTTGGGCCGGAGGCCGTAGATGATGACCTTGCTCCATATGTCATCCCGGCCCTGGAGTACTTCCAGGAAAAGGAATTTGCAATAGAACACCTGGAACATTGTGTGGTCAATCTCGGTGAGGCGTATGCCGGCATGGCCGACTGTATTGCAAAAACGCCATGCGGTAAAAAATTCATACTGGACTGGAAGTCAAAGAAAACTAAGCCAGGTGAAAAGGTAAAACCGTATCATAATCAGATTGAGCAAGTGTCCGCTTATGCCGGTGCCTACTGGGGCGTTGAGGCCCTCGAGAACCTGGAGGTTTATGGAGTCAATGCCTTCATAAGTACAACGGAAGTTAATCACGGCCGGGCAAGATTTGAGAAGGCCGTGTATACCCCGGAAGAAATGTGGAATGCTTACAAGAATTTTTGTGTAGTGGCAAAGTTGTGGCGGATCCGAAACAAGTACGATCCTCGTGAGTCAAATTGATGCAACCGCAGTTGTAGTAAGGAAAGGCGAAAAATGGCAGATATTATATTACAACCGGCAGATGGGGGCATCCCCAATCGGGCCGAGGTTATCCAGGTCAATACCGTTCCCCCAGTTGGGGACGGTATTCTTGAGCCGGAACGAGGCGAGGGAAGTGGCACTGGCATGGGAGTCCTGGTTCAAGGAGTCCTTCCGGCCGGTGGCCCGGTCTCGGAAGAAAAGAAGGTGATTGACTTACATTTCATATGGGACCGTGACGGTGCCGGCGAACGCCGGGACCTGGCATTGTTGCAGAAGTATTTAAAAAATATCACTAGAGAAATACAGTACATGCATAACACCGGCATTCCGGCCGGTGAGGCATTAACCATATCAGTGTTAGGAATAAATAATGCACTTGGAAAATTGGAGTCGTTACGATGAAGAAATTGAAACAGATACATGCCTGGCCCTTGCGAACCTATGGGATGATCCTCATAAGAATAATTTCGATTGTCCTTGGGACTGGAAGGGTGACCAAATGGCGGTAATAGGAAAAGAGGAATTAACCAAACGGTTGAAGGGAATTGAACGCCAGGGTATTGATGGAAAAGCCGGGTACCATGAAATTATTTTGATGGTGGCCCGAGTATTGTTTGAGTCCGGGATCCAGGCCGAGACGGCCAGGGATATAATGTACCAGGCAAGTGAGTCAGTAAAACGCCGGGGATTGCAGAGCAGTGAAATTGAAAATGCTATCAAGTGGGCCTTTGACGAGAAAGTTAACAATGGACCCAGGCAACAAAAAATTGGCATCGATACGACACTTATAGCAGAATATCAGAACACGGTATCACTGGACGCCCTGGAGGCGTCAAGTGATTCTAAACCTAATAATATGGTCAAGGTTCTAATGGATTTATATGGACCAGGTAGAAACATATTTCTCACCGATAAACCAATGAGTTCCGGTGTAATTGTAAATACCTCGAACATGAGCATGGGCAATTTTATCGACCCAACCGGAAACGAATTGGTCCGTTACATTTGCCCTTGCCCTCTCAAGGATCCGGACGGTGGCCGGGTAAAGGAAAACATCCAGGTACATAAATATATTATTTACGAGAGTGACGCCGAAGGAATCAAATACCGGTTCGACCTCCAGGCCGGATTAATATCCCGGTTGAAAAAAATATTGCCATTAAAAATGGTAGTTCACTCCGGGAATAAAAGTTTACATGCCTGGTATGAATGTGAAGGCCAGGACCCGGAGAAAATCCAGGAGTTTATGAATATGGGTATCCGCCTCGGGGCGGATCCGGCCGTATTCCGTCCCAACCAGTTGGTCCGTATGCCCTGGGCTTTCCGGGAAGACAATGGCAAAGAACAGAGGATTATTTATTATGCAAGATGATGCCTTTAAATTTGCCGGTAGTGTTGCCAACCTGGTTGGGGTTGATGATGTTGCTCTCGAGCCAATTAATATTGAACCATCCTTAACGGCATTGCCACCGATGCTTGTCGGTGATAATTTTGATGTACTGGGAAAACTTCCACAATTGCCACCAATTTTATCCGGCGGACAATTTCCGAAAGCCTATGAGTTAATAAAACGAAAGGTACAAATTGACGGCCTTTTTCGACATGGCGATAATGTAATGTTAACGGCCCCCAGTAAGATGGGAAAGTCCTGGTTCTTTGCGACCATGGCCACCGCTATTGCTTCGGGGCAAAACTTTTGTGACCTGGCCACCGAGAAGGGTAAGGTCCTAATGATCGACCTGGAGTTACACAAGGATGATGCTATCGACCGGTTGTGGAGAATAAGCCAGGCGAACGGCCTGGATGCCCCTCCAGATGATTTGTTTTTGTGGTCCTTAAGAATGTGTAACTACACCATGCAAAGCCTAACTGAGTGCCTGGAGCATCGACTTGAGAAAATTGGCAATGTGGATGTGATTATCCTGGATCCAATCTATTTACTTGAGGCCGGTGAGTTTGACGAAAATTCCGCCAGTTGCGTTAAGAATCTAATGGTTGAACTCAACAAGATTGGCAAACAAACCGGGGCCACCATTTGCCTAAGTCATCATTACCGGAAAGGTAAGATGGGCAACGAGGATCACATTGACCGAGGCTCCGGATCCGGTGCCTTTGCCAGGTTCCCGGATTCAATTTTATCTTTATCTAAACATGAAGAAACAAATTGTGCGATCCTCGAGGTAACTGGCCGGTCCATGCCAAATCGGCCACCTCTTACTATTGAGGTGGATCCACCCAGGATCCGCCGAAGGGCGGACCTTCCACCGAGACACAAAACTTATGGTACCAAATGAGTGGCTTAATAATAATCGTGCCGGATATTGGTGGCGAACTGGTGATCAAAAATTTTGGAGAAGGATGGATTCAGTGTGAGGAGAGGGAGGGTGAACGGCAAATTGGAAAGAAAAAATTTTGGTTCCAAGGCATCAAAGGTATCCGAGGAAACAAAATCATCCACGAAGGCGGATCCTATCCAATTGTTGGCCGGCTTATCTAAGAAGAAAGATAGGCGGTGTAAGGGCCAGGGAATTGGTCCATTAGGGAAAATACGATCCCTGGTGGCGGACGCAAAACTGGCCGACATGGTGGACAAGCAAGTTCCTGGGGAAGAGTTTACCCTGGAGGAAATTGCAGAACATTGTGGCGTCACCAGGGAATCCGTAAGGTTATGGGAGGCCGGTGCATTAAAATCATTTCGGAGGAAATTTCAAAAGATTATGGATGAGTATAGGGACGGCCACTGGGAATGATCAGAGTGCATTACGACAACTCGGCCGGTGGATCCTGGTACCTGGTAAGGGATGGCATACCTATCGGCCAGTTCTCTTCCAAGGCAAAGGCCATGAATTATTTAAGGGACCTAGTAAATTGGAGATTAAAAAATGAATATAGATGATGGATATATCCGCCGGCAAACGGTGGCCGAGATGTTACGAATATCAGAACGAACAGTTCGGCGACTAGAGCAAGCCGGGAAGTTAACGGCCTACAAGTTGACCGATAAAATTTTAGTTTATAAGTTGGCGGATATCCGCAAACTTATGAAACAAGCCATGTATAAAAAAAGGCCATGAGTTTATTATCTCTCATGGCCTTTATTGTAATCTTGTGGGTCTTTGCCTACTGGTTACATTATCGTTGAGGTATAACGCAATAAAAGCCCCGGACCTCTTCTTTTGGGGTCATCTCGGTGGATCCTTTAATAAGGGCCTTGTAATGTTCTTTGATCATCGATTCAGAATTACCGGACCACTCGGCCGTATGAAGGTAGTCGGATCCGGACGCCACCAACTGGTAAGATATACCGGTATGGCGTAAACCATCCGGGATCCATTTCTTGCGATCATCATCATTCGAGTAACTGGCCAGGTTGTCATCATATTGTTTGATGTTTT